AATTATATTTAATGATTACAAATACAAATGGCCAAGAAACATGGTCAAAACTTTTAACTGAGCAGTTTGGTGAAGCTATTACTAGAGACCAAAGCAAGTTAAATTGGGTATCTGAATACGCTGCAATCCATGAGATTCACGAAAGCGCACTTGGAATTAACGCTACTCCAGCAGGAGGTCAAAATATTCTTCCAGCTGGTCAAGGTGTAGGTCCTATTTATGCTACTCCACTTAATACTAATGGTATTGGTAACCCATATGCACCAAGTCAGCTTTCTACAACTACAGCTAATCCATCTGATCTTTGGACACAAGTTCCTGGTTCTGGTGATATACCTGTAACAACTCTTCCAATGGCTCTTAACATTGCTCTTATGACAGTTGGTTTCGAACTTCTTCCAGTTGTTCCTGCTAAAGGTCCTTGGCAAATGCTTTCATATATGGACTTCCCATATAGTGGTGGTAAGTTAGGTCGTAACAATGAAGTTGCTGGTATCGATGGAATTGGTGAAGGACGTGAGAACAAACCTCTTTATGTTAAGTTCATGGTTGATGAATCACAAGATGCTGTTGATGTTGCTGCTCAAGTAGCTGCTCTTAAGGCTGCTGTTAAAGAAAATGATGCAGTTGTAGTATCTGGTAGCGAAGTTACATTCAATGGTTTCTTCAAGACATTCGGACGTATGGATGGTGGTATCATCGTTGAAGTTAAGGATTGTAAGAAGGGTGAAGCTAATGCAGCTATTGCTGACTTATTCTTAGCTGGTGAAGGTGCTACTTTAACAGCTGCTGGTAAGGAAGTTAAATTACATCACGTTGACTATGCTCAGACAATGGTTGACTTCGTTGATGGATTTGCTAACTTTGCAACCGGTAAGAAAGAACCAATGACACGTGCTCAAAATGAAACTGGTACTGGTAATACATTATCACTTCGTTTATTCACAAAGTGGGTTGAAATGGGTTCTTATGAAGTAACTGGTCAAGTTACACGTCAACAACTTCAAGATCTTCCTCTTTATGGAGTTGATGCTGTTTCTAAGATCATGGAAGCTATGCAGAATGAAATTTCTCAGACAATCAACGCTCGTATCCTTGAGCATGTATTTGCACTTGGTGTAACTAATGCTCTTCATCAGAAGACTTTCCAAGGTGTAGATCTTAACTTACACATGGGTACAACTTCTACAACAATGGCTGACACTAAGGTTAAGACTTATGCAGACGTTTATGGAGTTGAGCATAAAGGTACTTGGGGAACAATCGAGAATGCTGAAGTTAACACATCTGCTGAGAACTTACATACTCGTCAACGTCGTATCATGAGCCGTATTCTTGCTGCTGCTAACCTTATCCAAATCACTGGTCGTCGTGGTCGTCCTACATGGATTGTAACTAATGGTCAAATTGCTACTGCTCTTCAAGATGTATCTAGCTATGTTGTTGCTCCTATGGTTAATGGAATGGTACAAGATGGTTCTAAGGATCTTTACATGAGTGGATCAGTTGCTGGTCTTAAGATTTATGTTGACCCTTATATGGCTTGGGAAGACACACGTATCTGTGTTGGACGTAAAGGTAATGGTAATGAACCAGGTGCAATCTTCATGCCTTATATCCTTGCTGATACAGTTTCTATTACTGCAGAAGGTACAATGGCTCCTAAGATGCTTATCAATTCTCGTTATGCAATCGTTGACGCTGGATTCTTCCCAGAGACAATGTATTACACATTCGTTATTGATTCACCTGAGTTTGGTATTATCTAAACTAGACATATATAAAGCGAAATATATATCTCGCCTCTATATATATTACAAGTTTCGTACTTGGAATGGAGAACTATTTAGTTCTCCATTTTTTTTACTAGTACTAAAATAAAATTTTATTTTTAATTATAAAAGTTGAATTATATAATATAGTTAAACTTCGATAATAAATATATAATTTTTAAATATAAATGATTCCTGTATATTTGCAACAATTTAAAGCAGCAGGTGTTTATAGAGTAGTATTTGATCAATCAACTATTGCTAATGTAGACGCCGAAATCTTACGTCTTGTTGTAGGTTTCTCAGAAAAAGGTCCATTTAATATTCCTGTATATATTAAAAATGTTACAGAATTTAATGCTTATTTTGGAGGAATCTCTAAGAAGTTAGAAAAGAGAGGAGTTTACTTCCATCGTCTAGCTGAACAAGCATTGATTGCAGGTCCTATTCTTTGTTTAAATCTTAAGAAATTTGAGAATGAAACAGTAGATGGATCAACTATTAACACAGCATTTAACCCTTCATATTCAATTATTGAAGATGTTAAGCTTAAAGTTGAAGACATCTATAATACTTCTCGTTTCTGGGAATTAGAAGCTGAGAAGCTTAATGATCTTAAAGCTGCTGACGGTTCAATTATGGACCAATATATTAATATTTGTACAACAAATACTAAAGAGACATCAGCAACTTATTTCATCCGTAAAGCTAGTGGACAGAAAGTTTCACAATATAATATCACAGTTTCTGATTGGTACAGTGATAATCAAGATGAAATGCCTGATTTCTTAGAGCCTTATCAAAATTCTCTTATTAGTGATTTCTTCGCTGAGATTTATGTATTTGGTACTAAGTTCACACCAAATCAAGTATTAGCTTCTTCTACTCTTAAGAAGTATTTTGAAGTTGCTACTGAAGATGGACATACAAAAGTTGATGAAAATGGAAATGTTATTCTTCAACTTGTTAATCATGTAACAGATGCTTATGGTGATTGGGTAGATACTCTTGATGAACTTTACAAAGATGAGACATCTCATGCTATTGGACATTATGTAGGTTGTTTAATTCCTGAATTCAAAGACAAGAAAGGTAATTATGTTTCTCTTGATATTCAATTCAACCAAGAGCAATATGAACATAATATGATGATGAGTTTCAACACTGATATGATTTATGAAGAGGAAACTGCTTCTATTGATCTTTCTGGTCGTCTTTCTATTGCTGAGAATAATAATGCTACTTTGAATCTTGAGAAATTATTTGATGGTGAAGCTAAGACTAATCTTCTTGGAAATAACAATTCTAAAGTTATTACAAATAAGATTAAATTTGTAAATAATGTTGTTAAGTATAATGCTAAGACAGAGAAATATGAGCCTGTAATTGAACTTAATGAGTCTCCTCGTAAGGTTATGGGTACACTTTATGTTTCTAACTTCGATCCATCTGAAGAGAATACAGCTCTTCAAATTGAAGTACGTCAAGTTGGTGCATCTGATAAGATTACTATTAAATGTAGTGATTTGAATGAGATGTGGCAAATTGGTCTTAAGCTTGGTGCTGCATTTGAGACAACAAAGAACAGTGAAGGTGCTGTTGAGATTACTACACAGAATAATCAAGTTAAGTATGTAAAGAAATATGAAGCTGGTTATGGATCTTATTATCCAATTGTAAATGATGAAGAAGCTATTAGTAATTCTCCATTCATTGATGCAGATGGACAATTCAAGCAAGAAGGTCCTCAGAAGGTTATCACTTCTATTGCTCGTATTGAGCCTACAAGCTCTGCTTCTATCTATACTGACTTAGATAAGAACATGAAGATTTCTCTTCTTGATGTTATTGTTACTATGGAGAATACAGAAGATGATTCTGTTTATGGTTCTTCAGTAACATTTATTCCTGTTTCTGCTGATTGGAATACTGAAGCTACAAAGAATGGTGCTGCTGCAGCTATTTCTTCAACAATCTATGAAAATACTCTTTATTCTATTCTTTCTATTGGTGACTGCTTAGTTGCTGATGATGGAACAAATGAAGATGTAGATGAAGATGGATTCTATGATAATGTATATGTTCAGAATATTGACTGTGAATATGATGCTGATGGAAATATCTCTGAATACTATATCACATTCTCTGGAACTCCAATGGTATTTAAAGATGATAATGAGAATGAATACTTAGTAAGAATTGACAATAGCCTTAACCAAGAAATTGGTGATATGGTTCCTAAGTATCTTGAAGGTTATACTTATGAGAATTCTAAGCCTGAATCTGCTTCTATGCTTTCTAAGCTTAACTGGCAGAAATTCATCTTATCTGCATTGACAACTTATAAAGGACTTCGTACAGGACTTCTTAATAAAGCTGATGTTGATTACCGTTATATTGTAGATACATTTGATTCTTATGTTGATTCTTCAGTTAAGAAGACTCTTTCATTCTTATGTAAAGAGAAGGAGAATGCTTTTGCTATCCTTAACTTCCCAGCTGTTAAGACATTCGTTAAATGTCCATATACTTCATTCACTAATTCAGATGGTGTATTTGATGTAAATTATATTAAAGAAGGATATAATAAGAAAAAGGCTACATCTATCAAGTTCTCTCTTCCAGATGATACTGAAGGTGCTTCATTCTGTGGATTCTATACTCCATTGAAGTTCAGTGATGGATATGTTGATACAATCGTTCCAGCTGCTGGTCTTGTTTCTAACTTATTCATGAAGAAGTATACATCTCGTCAACCATATTACGTAATTGCTGGTCCTAAGTATGGTCTTATTACAGCAACTGGTCTTATTGGTCCTGAATATAATTACTCTAAAGAAGAGCTTTATGTAATGGAGCCTTATGGAGTTAACTGTATTATCTTCAAGAAAGGATTTGGTACATTTATTAACTCTAACCAAACAGCTAAGCAAACTCCAGTATCTGCTCTTTCTAAGGTTAATATCCGTGAACTTGTAATCTACTTACAAGATGAGATTGAAAAGATTATGCAGGCTAACCAATGGGAGTTCAATAATCCAACAACAAGAAATCTTATCCTTGACAAAGCTAATAAGATTTGTGGACGTGTTGCTGCTAATGGTGGTATTGAAGCATACTATAACCAGATGGATGAAAACAACAATACAGATGAGCTTATTGAGAACGAATTTGCAATTCTTTCTACAAGCATTGAACCTGGATTTGGTTGTGGTAAGATGGTTCAAGAGTTAACACTTTACCGTCGTGGATTCCTTAAAGCTAGAATCACTGAATCTTAAACTAAATAAATGTAGAGGAGCTAATCTCCTCTACATATATAAAAGTTAGTTTATTTTTAATAAAGAATACAAAAAATATTTGATAATATAGAATAATATATGGCTAGTCAAATTTCACATTTACCTCATATTACAAATGTAAAAGCTGGTACTGAGAGATGGGACCCTATGCACTTATCAATCTTTGAAGTAGGATTTACTGTACCTGCATCTTTGGAAAGTGAAGGATTTAGTGGTGAAGAGCTTCAAATTCTTAGCCAACAAGTTGTTTCTATTAACGGTCTAGATGCACTTCAAAAGGTTGCTGGTGTTAATTCTCAAAAATTCTTAGGTGCTGATGTTTCATTCTTGAATCCAACACTTGACTCAACAACAGCTGAATTTACTATAGTATTCAACCTTAACTTACGTAATGTTACAGATGCTTATGTTCTTACATTATTCAAGAAATGGGGAATGCTTTCATATAATATAGGTAATGGTCAACGTACATTAAAGAAAGATTATGTATGTGATACAATGCATATTTCTGAAGCAAACCGTGATGGAACTGTATGGAGAGAAGTAGTATTTAAAGATGTATTTATTACAGCTATTCAAGGTCTTGATTCTCTTGATTATTCTTCTTCAGAAGCTCGTCAGCTTTCAGTTACTTTCCGTTCTGACTACTGGGAAGAAGTTACAGATAATTACTCAATTGGTGTTCAGAATAAGAAATAATTTTTCTTTAAATAAATACTTAAATAAACCTATGGATAATTTCCATAGGTTTTATTTTTATATATAAGAAATAACATATAAAATAAGATGGCAAGTCAATTATCACATTTACCACATATTACAAATGTTGCTGCTGGTACTGAGAGATGGGATCCAATGCATAATTCTATATTCCAAGTATCTTTCACAGTTCCATTTATAATGCAAGGTGAATATAATCAAGATGAATTATTAATATTAAGTCAGCAAGTTATATCTGTAAATGGATTAGATAATATGCAAAAACCTTTACAGACACATACTATGAAATATCTTGGTGTTGATGTAGCATTCTTTTTACCTAGACTTGATTCAACAGGAATAGATTTTGATATAGTTTTTAATTTGAATATAAGAGATGTATCAGATGCTTATGTTTT